GAGCCCGGCTACGTCCTGTTGGATGAGTACGGCGACCAGACGGTTATCGATGAGGCGCTGATCTCGGATGAGGAGATTGTTGCCAAGCTCCAGACGGACGAAGTGAGGATTATCGAGAAGAGGATCTCCAAGATCCGGCGAGCCATCTTTACCCATGAGAATTTCTTACTGGACGAGCCGGTAGATTTTCGGCACCGCCAACTTCCCTTTGTGGTGATCTGGTCCAAGAAGTATCACACTGGAGAGCCGGTAAGTCCCATCCGCTCCTTGCGAGACCCCCAGCGCGAAGTCAACCGGAGAAAAGCCTCCTCACTTCTGGAACTGATCGCCAATCAGTGGATTCTGCGGGGGACGACCAACGAGAGCATCGACAAGCTTAAAAAAGATCTTGGTAATCCATTCGCCCTGATCAAAGAGCCGATCGGGACTCGTCTGGAGCGGGTTGAGCGGGCAGCCGCCTCCCAGCTCCACTTTAACCAGATGAAAGAGTCCCAGAACATGATCCGACAGCTATCCGGGGCCAATGACGAGATGCGCGGTCTTGGCGGACAGTACCAGTCCGGGTTGGCCATCGGCATGAAGCAACAGCAGGGAACGACGGTAATCGCCCGCTTCTTCGACAATTTAAGAAGGGCTAGAAAACAACTAGGCTATCAGCTTCTCTCATTGGTTGAACAATACATGCCCCTCAAGAAGAAGATTCGGATTGCCGAGAAAGAGGGGATCACTGATAACTGGCGGTTTGAAAACAAATTGCATTTATTCGATCTAGTTGTTGATGAGCAGAATATGTTGGCGACAGACCGCCAAACCCAACTCTCAATGTTAACTCAGTTAATGCAGTCACTGCCGCCGGAGGCGCAAAGCCAGCTACTGCCTATAATCGCCGGATATTTCGACGTTAAAGATAAGGATAAATTAGTTCAAGCTGCTCAGCGCGTGGCAGATGTCATGATCGGTAATTTGGAACTCCAAAAGATGCAGGCTCAGATGGGAATTGCCCAGATGCAGCAGCAAATGCAGCAAGCTGAAGTTCAGAGTCAGATGGCCGCCCAGAGCCAAGAGCAGCAGGGCCAGGCTAATCAGCAAGCGCAGGTGCAACAAGCTCAGCAGGCCGATCAGCAAGCTCAAGCTGCACAGGCCCAAGCTGACCAAAAACAGGCTGAGCAGCAACAGAAAGTTCAGTTGGCCCAGGCTCAAGCCCAGATGAATCAGGAACAGGCGGATCGACGACTGCAACTGGAGCAAATTAAAGCTGACCGGCAATTTCAACTTGAGGAGGCAAAGCTACAGCTCGAAAGGGAGAAGATGATTCAGGCCGGTAGAGAACGCGAGGCCGAGGGCGGGCCTAGAGAATCCGCAGAATTAACTGCTATTCGTCAATATTTGGCCGAAAATGGAAGATCTGATCTTGCCAGCCTCGATGCTTCTATTCTCATCCCGTTCTTACAACAAGCTCAAATTATCTAAAGAGGGTATTCAATGTCAGAGAGTCTATTCGGCCCGGCCCTTGGAACTTTAGTCCAAAATGATTCTAGTAAGGATGATTCCAAAAAGGATTATCTAAATATAACTTTCATCGAGCCATTAGAGCCCAAGCCCCTCTTCTTGCCGGGTCATGCCGCCAGTTTTATCAATGATGCTATTCTCCTCAAGCGTCATATCTCAGGAAATTTTTCAATCTCGCACCGTGATGACTTTCTTATGCCCGGCGGGTATCAGTTTGATCTGTACAAATGTCTAGACAATTTGCGAAACGTCATGTACGAGGAGCTTCCGGCCCGCAAATTTAGTATTGAATTTCCTATTGATAAGACGCCCTTCTGGTTTAAAAAGTACGGGAAGGTAGATTTAGTAACCACAGATGATGTAGGCAATGTTGAAACAAGCGAGGTCGATGGGTTTACAACGATCGAGTTTAGACAGTCGGATACTCCCAAATCTTACCCCCTGATCCCCCTCCTCTTTATCGATACCCTCTACCGGCTGAAGAACCTGGAACCGGAAGAGGAAGCCTTTATTGCCGAGCGAATGTTTGAAGTCGCTCGAAAACGAAAACAGGGCTGGCAGATTAGTAACCAGGATTTTGGCAAGAGTCGCCAGACATTTAAAAATTTCTAAACTACTTTTACAAACTTGTAAATACTCTACTTTACGATAAGAGTATTGACACTCTTCCTCGGTTTCCCTAAGAAGATTCTTGGTTCAGTGAGTCAACTTACCCTAAACCACCACTGGTTTAGAACAGAGGTCGTTCTCTCCCCAAGCGTTACTTTCGGTGTGCCCCACCGTAGTTTTTAAATTAATTTGCTGTATAGCCCGATTCAAAATCACAATCGCTGAATTATGATCTCGATCCAGGAGACACCCGCAGGAACATTGATGAGTCCTTTGGGAAAGACTCTTCTTAACAATGTTTCCACATTTGGAACATTCCTGAGTGGTATAAGCAGGGTTGACAAGAATCAGAGATTTACCAAATACTTTAGAGTAGTGGGTAAGTTTCTCCCTAAACAACCCCCAACCAGCGTCAGAAATACTCTTAGCCAAGCAATGATTCTTGACCATATTCTTAATATTCAAATTCTCAATAGCGACCAAATCGTGAGATTGGTATACGCACCTTGCCAGCTTAGTAACAAAGTCTTTACGTTGCCTCTGAGTCTTCAAATATCCTCTTTGAAGTTTCTGAATAGCTTTCTTTCTATTGGAAGATCCTTTCTTTTTCTTAGAAACTCTCTGATGAAGCTTCTTAATCTTCTTTTCAGAGACTTTGAAGAATTTCGGATTAGGTTCTTCCTTACCATTAGAGTCTGTATAGAAGGATTTCAAACCTACGTCCAGACCAATCATAGAGCCAGTAAAGGGAGCGCCCTCTGTCTTATCAATGTCGATAACGAATTGGACATAGTAACTCCCCGCCCTCTTGACGATCCGAACGCGCTTAATTTTCTCTTTGGGGTACTGGTTGAGCGGGATCGTCCCGATCAACTTGAGTGTACCAATCCCCTTTTTATCACTGAAAGTAATATACCTGTAATCAACCGATATTTTCCAACCATAAGTCTTATACTCGACCGAACGACTATTATGCTTAAACCCTGGCTTGTTGTTCTTACTTATTTTTCTATCTTTACAATTAGCATAGAACTTAGAGATTGCTCTCCAAGCCCTCTCACATGCCGCTACTCTAGCTGTAGAATTGAGAGCGCTAACAAAGGAGAACTCGGCGGCCAAATTCTTAGACAGACGACTCAAGTCATACTTATCGGCACCCCAGTGGTCCATCCAATATTGGATGGCTTTATTCCGAATGAATTGAGCAGTCTTGATAGCCTCATCAACCGCATGATATTGGGCTATTTTTCCACGAAGTTTAAACTCTACAGTTATAGTCATACCTATATTATACCATATTTTTTAAGTTTGAAAAGCCACACCGTTTCATTTTATTCAAAAGTTGCGGCACCCTCCTTTTATAGTGAAGGTAGAAAGTCTTTATATATAGCGCGGGATACGCAAGCGACACAGCGTTCTCTGATTCTGTGCATCAGGTTACTTAGTACAGCTCACCTTCGGGAGTAATCGGAAGTATTCTCATTTCCTTATTGAGTTAACAAGGAGAACCCCCCAGTCTATGTCAATTGAAGTTGCGGAAAGTACTGACCAAGAGTCAACCTCAGAGGAGTATTCCTTTGAAGCTCTGGAAAGGTTGTTGATGTCCGATGACGAAACGGAAACCGAGGAAGCCCCGTCAGCTCCTCCTGAAGCACTTCCTGAACCCGCGCCGGAAGCAGCAGCTCCCGTCCAAGCGCCACTCCCTGTCGAGACGGTTGAAGATCCTCGCAAGGTCTCTTTAGTCGCCCTCCAGGCGGAGCGCCAGGAAAAGGCCAAGCTGCGTAACTCTTATAATCAGCTCCTTCAGGAGTTTGAAGAGTTCAAACGGCAGGCCCAGGTTCAGCCCCCTCCCGCAACCCCTACCGTTCCCGCAACCCCGCAGGTTCCGGACAAGGAGGAAGACCTTCTAGGCTGGGTCGAGTACGAATTTAAACGGCGCGATGCCGAGATCGAAGCCGCCAGACAAGAAGCGGCAAGGGTCGGTCAAGAAGCGTCTGCCCTGGCTAATCAGGCCAAGTTTGAAGTCATTCAAGCCGAGACGCGGCGGCAGATCGGCGAGTCCGAGTTCGATGCCGCGATCAACGCCTTCAACGCCTACGACGCCGAGAACCCGGGCCGGATCAACATGTACGAGGTCTTCTCGACCGCTAACCCGGCCTACACCGCCTATGAACTAGGTAAGACGATTCTCGACGCTCAGCGGGCCGCCGCTCCTCAACCTCCGATGGACTTGGAGGCGATGAAAGCCCAGCTCCGCCAGGAGTTGATTAATGAGTTGACGCCCTCCTTGAAACAGGAGGCGCTGCGCGAGGCGGCGACCGAGATCGCGGCCAAGCTGAAGGGGGTTCCGGCCCCGCAAGTGACCCCACAAGGTCGAAGTATTGTCTCTATTCCCTCTGCCACGCAGGGGGTTGAAAAAGCCTACACGGCAGTAGATGTCCCGAAAGAGGTTCTTCAGAACACCAGTCGGGATGGCCTACGAAAGTATATTGAACAACTCTGGGAACTGGAACAGGTTGATCTAACCTCCTAGTTTCTTAGTTAAAACGAGGTTTAAACACGAAAAATGGCTACTACGACAGTAGCGACGGGTGCGGCCCAAACGGTCAAGAAGTTTCTTGAGAAGTTGCTGGCCTCCGAAGTCGAAAAGAAGATGTCCTCGAAGCAATTCATGGGCAACAGTGCCGACTACGCCATCCAGAAGCTCGATGCCCTTGCCAAAGGTAAGGGGGACGCGGTTAACTTCCAAATCCGCTTCAAGCTCTCCGGTCAAGGCGTCACCGGCGACAATACCCTAGAAGGCAACGAAGAGACGATCACCGTTTCTAATGCCAGTGTCGTCATCGACCAGTTGCGGAATGCGGCTGGTAAACACAGCCGGATGACGGCCAAACGGACTTATGTTGATTACACGACCGATACGATTGATCTCTTGTCGGTCTGGTTTGCAGAATGGTGCGACGAGGCGCTTTTCCAGTACCTCTCGGGTGTTCGGGGAACGAATGATACGTCAGGTAAGTTCGCCGCCAGTTGGAACGGCCACGCCGGGAATACCCTGGCGACCCCTGACGCCAATCACTTGCGCTACTGTACCGATACGGGCCTCTCCAGCACGATCGGCGACATGAACGACACCTTCGATGTTCTCCACCTCGATCTGGCTAATGTCCTGATCAAGGAACTCCAGAACACCAGCGGCAACGCTGGGATGCGGAAGGTTCGCTTTGGTTCTCGCCCCAAGTTCATCCTGATGTTGAGCCCCCGGCAACGGACGCACATGATGCAGACCAATGCCAGCAACCTCTTCGAGAAGATCAACATCGGTAAGATCCAGGGCGGCAACACCACGGACTACATCTTTGACGACGGGATCGACTACACCGATTTCGCCATCTATGAGAATGTCAACGTCCGCCGGATCGCTACCGCTGATTATACCGGCATTGACTCCGGCATGGCTTCGGTTCACCGTGCTCTGATCCTGGGGGCTCAAGCGGCGGTGGTCGCTTACGGCGACTCTAATGGTGGTTTCGACAATATCCAGGTGGATACCGAGACCTTCGATTACGGGAATATGACCGCTTACGCCGGTTCGGCCATTCTGGGGATGCGTAAAGTAACCTTTAACGATCCTGCGGGAACGGCCAGAGACCTTGGCGTCTACTGTCTTGATTCCCAGGCTGAAGTGTAGGAGGAGTAAAATAAAATGGCTACTTTAGCAACTGCCGCCGCCTACAGTAATGTCCTGGCGAAGAACTTGACGGGGGGAGTTTTCTCCATCGTTGAAACGCTGGAAATCGATACCGATACCCTGACCAATACTTCAACGGCTGCAACCACTACGGCTGTCGCTCAGAATGACATTGTTCGGATGGTTCGGATCGACGCCGGAGTTACAGTTCTTGATGTGAGGATTGTTTATGATGCCCTGGGTGGTTCAACGACTGTAGATGTTGGTGATGGGGATAACGATGACTACTACATCGCTGCCCAAGACACCAGCTCCGCTGGAACGACCCGCGCGGCTGCCGCGACCTTCTTCCCCAAGACTTACAGCTCGGCGGATACGATCGATATTGTCTTCGAGGGGGGCAACCCTTCCGGAACGATTACCTTGATTGTTCTTTGTACGAGCGACGTAAGTGACGTAACTTAGGGAATAGTCACCCACCCGTAGGGGAGGCGGGGGAAGAGTCTGGAAAAGACATCCCCGCCTCCTCTTATTTTGTCTCAAGGAGAGCCAATTGGCAAAGAAGAAAAAATCCCACCCGGGGTTTAAATCTGTGGCACAAAAAATCAGCCAGGAGCAGGGGATACCCTTGGAAAATGCCAATGCCATCTTGGCAAGCTCTTCGCGGAATGCCTCGAAAAAGGCTAAAGCTAAAAATCCCAATTTGAATAAGGTAAGAGGAAAATCAAAGTAATGGCCGGAAAGAAATGTTCCCCCGGAAAAAAGATGAAGCAGAACGAGATGATGATGCCGATGAACACGGTAGCGGCTCCCCCTAAGAAGCCGCCCAAAGGCCCTAAGAAGCCTGTGAAGAAGGGGTATTAACTATGGGTAAGATCAGTCAAAACTCTACACAGAAATTCGGCAAAGTCTCGGAGACGGCCCGGACACGCATTGGTAAAATCGGGTTGAAATATGGCAAGCGGGATCAACCCCGCTACGCAAGCGCCCTGGAGTACAAACTAAAACAGGAGATTAAACCCGGTTCTGAGAATGAGAATTATATCCGTACGGTCGGAAAGCTAGATAAAAAACCCAAGAAACGCTTAGAGACCGGGGCTCCTATTGAGCCGGTGCCAACGAAAGCTCCCCCCAAAGTTAAGGTTGTACCTATAGAGGTACAAACTAAACCTACCTGGGAAGCGACCAGCGAGGCCGAGATCTCGATTACCCTTCCGGAACCGGAAACCAAGATTGGTCGTCCGCCCAAGTCAAAGATCAGTGAAGAGCTGGAAGGATTTACTGGTTCCAAGATCAGTAAGAACCCGACTCTGAATAAACTAACCGAACTCTTTCAACGGAACCAGTAGGTTAAATTGATCTAAAATTACCACTGCTGCGGCGCTCATTACCAGGGCAAGGACATTTCTCCAGGACGCTGATAGCGCGGCCTATCGTCATACAGATGCGGACCTGCTCGTCTTCCTGGCGATGGCAATCAATGAGTACCATCGGGATGTCACAGATACAAGAAGTTCAGCTTCAGCATTGATTACTTCGGCAGGGGATGGAACAGTCACCTTCTCTTCTTCCATTGCAAGCGGGGCCGGTCTGAATAAGACGGATGTCCATCAGATCCTCAACGCTTACTGGGACGGGGTGCCGATCACGCCCACCTCGATTTCCGAGCTGGAGACGGAGGACGGAACCTACACCAACTTCGACTGGGAGGCACAGACTGGCACGCCAGAATGGTATTCTCAGGAGACAACCGGCCCGATGGGGTTGAGGCTGTATCCCCAACCTACCTCTTCCGGGACGTTAAAGATCTGGTATACTTCAATTCCGGCTCAAGTTACCGCCTCGGCCTCGACGGTCGATATCCCCTACGCTTTTGAGGACGCTCCGATGTACTTGATGATCTCGATGGTTTTCGCCCGGGAAATTGATTCTCCGGGCGGAAATAACTACTTGGAGTACTCAAAGAAGTACCGAATGGAGTACGAACGGCTGGTAGCGATTGCCAAGGATCAGATGAGCTGGGGCCAAAACCGCTCTCAACAGTTTATTATCCGTAACCAACACCTGTAGAGGCTCAGTATGTGGGAATTTTTATCGCCTGAATTGGTAGACGCGATATCTAAGCTAGGATTTCCAGCCGTCGGTTTCTTATTGCTCTGGTTCTCGTTCGTCAAGTTTGCCGAGAGGTGGATGGTTGGAAATGAGCAGCGAGCGGAACGTATTACTAATGCTACCGTTCTGATTTCTGAGAGACAATCTGTGATGGATGGTAAATTAGATAAGTCTCTACAGGTTTTCAGCGACAAACATGATGATCTGCACGGGCTAATGAGCCAGATTGCTCAATCTGCTTATGAAAGCAAGGCGGCCTCAGAAACTTCCGCCAAGAAATCGGAAGAGGCGATGTATCTGATGCAACGCCTTTATACTCTAGTCGAAAACAAGGAGAAATAGTAAGTCATGGCCTCCAATCTTGAAGATGCCTACAGCAAGTTTTTGGCGATGGCCAAACAGAACGGATGGCTGGGAGATGAAATAACTACCGGGTCTATGGCTCCTAGACCGGATGATCCTGGTCTTATCCGCCCGACTGACGGAAGTATGGCCTATTCTGCTACTCCCTTGGCCGCTCCTAATGCTGTTGGAACCGGAAGTTATACACGAGAGCCAGGAGCCTATAACCCTCTTGTGGGGAGTGAGGTTGAGCGGGCCTTGACAATGGGACAAGAAAACATCCCACAGAGCCGGTTGGACGCGTATTTTCAAACTTTAATAGAACAAGAAAAGCAACGGTTGATTCAAAGTGGAGAAGCCAAGGACTGGTCTCCCGAACAACTACATGAGGTAGCCTCTCAAAACATGACCCGGGCGCATGTGGACAAAAATAAAAAAATGCCCAAGGTAGAATTAGGGCTTCATCTACAAGACATCCGAGAAAAGATGGGGCAAAACGATCCTGATACTGAGTATTTACTTAGTCTTTTAAACACGCCTAACCTCTCTGAGGCAGCCGGTTCCATGACCCGTCAAGGACATCAACTAATTCCTGAACCCTCACTTCCCGGGGCTAATGCAGATAGGATGAACGCAGGACAATACGGATCAACTATGATGCCCCCTATCGTAGCCGAAACTACTATAACTAAGAAGTCTTATAAAGATCCAGCCTCTGTTGCTCGAAAGCAGCCACCTCCCGTAGGGAAACCCTCAATGGTGGCAACATACAGACCAACTGCTCACTCTTCCGGGGGCCAAAAGAGAACGGAAGGCTACGAATCCGACAATGCAGGAAGCAGCAAAAACAAAGTTGTTATACAGGGAACTAATATCCGGTCTGCCTCATTACCAATTGATCCAAGGCAGACGCAAAATTTAGGCCCCTACGGCTCCTTTAACCCGAGACGGCCTTCAATTGCCCCTCCCGGAAACGCTGGGGCGAGCTTAAACGCCTTAAATTGGTTTAAAGATCAGTTAGGACTCTTTAATCAGAGTAGGAGAAGCGGCCCCGGAATTCAAAATTTAGGCCCATACGGAACCTTTCCGCGATAGTTACTATGCCAATCAGACTATCCTCCAGCTCAAACCTTGAAGCCTTGACCCCCTGTCTCTGCGCCTCTGAATTAACAACTCGTAAAATCAAATGCAACCGCTATGCCCAGGACTGCCCCCTCAAAACTGAGTCCGGCCCTGTTTTAAAGATAAATTGGTTTTGTAAATACTTCCCGACCTTCTACTTCTGGTATACTTATCTGAAATCTTTCTTGAGGTAAATCTAAATGCCAGTGGCCGTCTACGGTCCAATCTCAGGACAAAATTCATTCATAAACCGGAGTAAGCTGCCTTTAACGGTTGCTCAGACCCTCAAGAACTGCGTCACGAGTGCTCATGTCGCCGCTACCACAGTTGCCTCCGCCACGGCCTCCTTGACGATCCAGACCCCGACCGTCTCCTCCAACTCCGATAAGTCCGGCTACCTGATCAAGAACGGTACCTCCTACTTCCGCATCCCTGCCTCTTCTGTTGCCTCTGAAGAAGTGATCTCGACTGAAACTCGTGTCTACTTTACCAATCCCCAGACCGGCACCACGACTGATAGCTTTGCCATTCGGGGGGCGCACAGTGCCAACAACGGCAACTTCTACTCTCTGGCGCTTATCCCGCCCCCGAACAATGTGACTTTAGCCACTGCCGCCACAGGCTCTGTTGCCAACGGCACCTACAAGTATGTCTTTACCTATGTCGATCGCTTTGGTAATGAGTCTGGCCCTTCAGTCGCTACCTCCACCGTCACTGTCTCTTCCGGCCCCAAGAAGATTCAGATTACTAATTTGCCGCTCGGCCCAGTTCATGTCTCAGCTCGAAATATCTACCGGATCAACGACGGTGTGACTGTGGCTTATCAGTTCGTCGCCCAGGTCTCGGACAACACAACCACCTCCTATGATGACAAGCTGGCTAACGCTGATCTAGGGGATGATATCCTAACTGATGGGTTTACCGTTCCTTCCCATGCTCAACTCAAGCCTATGCAATCAGCAATCTTTACAGCAGCCTCCAGTGGCGCAGGAGATGTCGATGGAAGAGTTCATTATGTTATCGTCTCCTCGGTCGATACGACTACCGCCCCTTATGAACAGTGGGCAATCAGCGATACGGTCGGTTTCGTCGCTGCTACGGATACTGTGACTCTGACTATTTCAAACTACCAGTCGGCCATTTCGTACTTTCTGTACAGATTGGATGAGGATACGGCTAGCCGTAAGTGGCGCTATGTGGCAACATTCGCCGCATCGACCTACGCTGATAACATTGCCCCCGCGACTTTAGCTACCGCCGCTTACTACGGCAGCCGGGCCGAGACGCAGGACTTTGAATTTATCGCCGGTCCCCATCACGGGATGCTCTTTACCGGCTGGCGAAACACGGGGAGCTGGAGTAAGCAAGGGAACTATACCCTGTTTAATCCTACTGAATACTATCAAAAATTCAATGGTCTAGTCAGAAACGCCATCCCCTTCAACGGCGAGATGGTCTATCTCACAACTCAGGGGCTGTCAAGATTGGTCGGAGATGAAGAGTTAAACCTAACTCGGATCGATGTCCCCAATACTGCTGGGGCGATCTCTCCTTATGCCGTCGCCACGCCGGTCGGCATCGTCTACTTCGATGTCTTTGGTTATGTCTCTTTGTGGCCGGGGGGAGACAGCCCGTCGATTCCCATCGGCAAGGAAGTGATGGCGGCAGGAACAATTACCCCGGCTCGTATGACCTATATTAATGGTCAGGTCTATATCGCTGGGAATACAGGGAACTGGGTAATTGATGTTCTCTCTAGCCCGCCCAACTGGATGCAATTCGACTACGGCTACAACATCGCTCACTGGTATCACGACCAGACAAGGCTCTACTTCGTCCTGTCTGACAACGGCGGGACTACCTACCAGTTCCCCACAGCCAACGACGAGCCCGCCAGAGTCTCTGGAGCTGGCCCCGCGCTCACTTTGACGGGAGCAGAACTAATGGGCTCCAATCCAGAAGCTCACAAATACTTCCGCCGATGGATAATTGATTATCAAAGTGACGGAAATGTATCAATGGAGTGGTTCAAGGACGGAAGTTCATACCAGACGTACACTCTACCAACTACCAGCTCCACGAGAACCCGAACCTCTGTTTGGTTCCCAGTCAGCTCGACCAAGACTTGCCGGGGCAGAGGAATTTACCCCTCCATTACAACAGCCAATGGTATAACTGCAACTATTTTTGAATTGTTAGTTTACTGGGATGAAAACGAAAAGCCGTGAAGACAGGTTATGACAGATTCATAGTTCCGGTCAAGAATCTGATTGATGCCTTGACGGAGCAGAAGAAAGAGCTGGTTCCCAAGATTCGGGCCTCGTTAGCGACCTTTACAAATCTCGTAGTTAATAGAACGATCAAAATGACTAGCGTTTCTGCTCCCCCGAGTGATTTAACACAGGGTTCCATACTTTGGCCGGACGAGGACTTTGATCCAGTAAACAATACAGGGAAAGTCCCAGTAGCCTATACCGGCCTCCATTATATACCCTGGGGTGGGTATGAAGTAGTGGGGAAAGACGCTATTCCTACTTCAATGGCTTTGACAAATCTTTCTGTTATTTACAACGGTGGAACAGCCCGCTATTTATCGACGATGATGGATCTTGGTACTGCCTTTGGTCTTGATTTTATGGATGCGGCCCTTAAGCAGTACAGTCCCTCCGGCACTCTAATGACCAACAGGATCTTTTCTGTTACCGCCACTGGAAATGTTGAGGCAATTCATACTGCCTCGACGGGAGGGAGCGCAATAGGCATTTCCAAAACTTCTTACACAACTGGCGGCTATATGGTTGCTTATGTTGTTACGGATAGCAACAATACTTATTTAAAGGCACGTATTGTTGATGCTTTCTTACGGGATGCCACAACTAGCGAAATCATTATTGACATCGGAAGTGGGATCAAGTCTCCTTATGTAGTCCACAACGCTACCGCTAATCAGTTTATGGTAAGTTGGATAGTTCAATCCGGTGCAGATGTTACTGCCTATGCAGCTCTTTATAATAACGCTGGAGAAGTCGTTGTAGACAAAACTGCAATTAGTACCCTTGTAACAGGCGATACCACTAACTCAGCTAGTCTTAAAGCGGTTCATAACAATACGGATAACCGTTATTGTTATGTCTTTTCAGTCTCAATCGGCGTCAATACTTATACTGTCTTCACAGTTTCCAGGGCCGGGGCCACACTAGCGTCAGTTGCTGGAAATACATCTGTTGCTACCGGCACCCTTGGTAAGTTTCATATAGCCTTTAACTCTTTCGACGGAAATTATCAAATTATTTATAGCCGTCTAGCCGCCGCCACATATTATGTGACCGCTAAAACCCTTGCGGCAGACGGGATAACCCTTACCAATACCGTTGATCTTACCTCAACAGCCTCCGTTATTACCTTTCCCCAAAATAGTTTTGACGCGACTAATACCCGTTTTGCCATTACTTGGGTTGAAAATGACGGAACTTATGAGGACATCAAAGCAGTTCGAGCAACAGCGGTTACGAATGTTGTATTTGGTTCGCCTGTCGCCCTTGGGTTGATCAGTATTCCAGTAACTGTGGCAGACCCGCATATTTTTTATAATTCCACTCTTTCTCGTTATGTATTATTCTACTTATACGGAATTGACAGAGGAGAAGAAGTCCGTTACGCAGCGACTGATTTTGTCACTGTTTTTGGTGCGTCGGGCGTAACTTCTCTAAATTCTTTGACGGGAGATGTTAAAGTTAGCGCCGGAGCTGGGATATCCGTAGCTACGGCGAGCCCGACTATTACGGTGACAAACACAGGAGTCAGGTCAGTAAATGGAATGTCTCCCACGGTTTCCATCGTTGCCGGAACCGGAATTTCTGTTGTGGATACCAGTCCTACTATTACAATCTCCTCATCTGTAGCAACTAACTCCAATTCCGGGTTTCAAGTGTTTGATGACTTTATTGGATTTTTAAAAAACGATGTCGCTACTAATACCAATCAAGGCTCTACAGGCTCATTTTTTGCACAGGTGCAGGGAACGGGAACCGTCAAATCATACCCCGGCACAAGAGTTGATGCTGACCATCCAGGTGTTATCACAATCGGGACAGGGACTTCGGCGGGGGCATATGGGGCAGGAATCTTTGGAAATGGCGGCTCCTTTTTAATTGGCGGAGGACAAATCTCTTTCGAGACTTTAATTTATATTACATACCTTAGTATACTCTTGGACGAGTATGATCTCAGGTTTGGTTTGTTAGATGCATTATCTACAGGATCGGCCATAGCAGATGCTGTGGATGGTGTTTATTTTGAATACGATCGTAACAGTTCGGTAAACTGGAGAACTTGTTCTGCGAATAATAGTGTGAGAACTAAAACAAATAGTTCTACCGCAGTAGTGGCTGGAGCCTGGACTAAATTAAAGATTGTTATTAATGCCGCCGCCACATCGGCAGAATTTTTTGTTAACGGCTCATCGATTGGAACAGTTACAACAAATTTACCAACCGGGGCAGGTAGAGTCTGCGGCCCCGAGATTCACATTGTTAGTTCAAACGGGGCGAGCGATAAGACAGTATCGGTTGATTACTTCGATCTGAACCACACTCTGACGACGCCGCGCTAATCTTGTATTCTAAACAGTTTAAAATAAGGATGGAGGCCATATCCAGACGTGCCGTTCAATTCTCTCTCGAATAAACTAAAAACTTTGAAGATGACCCCCGGACTGAACCAGCCCAAGGGGTATCCCGCCATTGGCGGAATGAATTCTCAAAACAAACCTCCTTCTTTAGATCCTAAGCAGTTAGCTTTTATGCAGGGGGGTCATCAAGGAAATCCCATGGGACGGGGTGGGTATCCTTCACCCGGTAAACCTCCTTTCTTAGAAGATAAACCTAAGCCTCTATTTCCCGGTGGGAAATTCCCTCAAATTGGGGTTCCTGATACCAAGATTCAACCTGTCCTCCCGCAACCCACCAAACCGGGAATCCCCACTCTTCCAGGTAGTATGACGCAAAACGGACAACCCTGGAATTTTGGTGGTAAACCTCCTTGGGTTCCTGAAGGCTATCAACAATACGTCCCACCCGATCCTTCTCAGATGAGTCCAGAAGAGAAGGCCAAGTGGGATCAGAAACAGAAGTATAGAGATGCTCAAGGGGCTTTTGTTCCACAACAGATCGATCCTAACGCCAACACAGTTGGAAATCTACAATTCCCCCAACAAGCGGTAAATCAACCCGCTACAATCGCTAATCACATGCCTCAAGATCAAGCGGCGGGTGTTCCGTCCTCTCCACAACCGCAGGCCCCTTCTCAGCCCTCTCAAGCTGTTCAAGCTCCTCCACAGCCCTTTTTCAGCTCTGCAAAGCCCAGTAATCCCAATGCTATAGAACAAAACGGGATGTGGTTTGATTTTAGTGATGTAAAACCGGCCCCAAGGGGAGAAATTGACTTTGGTGGTCAACGAGATATAGACTCGTACATCAAAAGTAAAATACCGGGGTCAGAAAAATATAGGAACATAGACGCAGCGAAGGCTGCCTATAATACCGACCCCGTAGCTAAACAATATTATAACGCCTATAACGCGCTTCAATATGTCTATATTCCTAAAATAGATCAGAGGCACATGATTGGAGCCTCAGCTAGTCAAAATCAAGGGCTGACGCCCGGTGATACAAGTGTTATTTCAGACGCTCAATTAGCGGCGGCACGGGGACAGACTCTTTCTACAGGGGCCACTAATGTCTTTACTGGAACTGGAGAACCAGTTCAGTACGGCGAAGCAGATCCAACCGGAGATACGACCCGTGGTAGAGGAACCGGATCAACAGCTTCCACATCCGAGCCGAAGCCTTTTCATACAATGGCAGGACAAGCTTCCAGCACTGCGACGGTTCAGCCTCCTGGTATCTTTGCTCAATCAGAGGGGGTCTGGAACTACCTGACCGATCCCAACACGAATATTCATCAGAGGTATACAGCTTTCAAAACTTGGGCAGATGGACTAGGACTAAACGAGGCCCAAAGTACCGACGCCTGGAATCAGGTTGCTACAGGGATGTCCGGTGCCGGAACAGCACAAATTGGCGGGGAAGTTCCTATGCCTCTGCCTGGCGCTCAACCTGCTATTTCTCAGGGAGGCACCTATACACCCCCGGCTACCCAACCATCTACGCCTCCTGCTCCTGGGACCGCACCTACGGCGAGCGGGAAATTCCCCGGCTTCGATCCTCGGGCAATGATTGACAGTGGAAACAGCAGTGACTACATTAAACAATACGCCGAGGCCCAAGACATTACCAAAAATGGAGTTGTTGTACCGGGTAGAGAACAAGATTTTAAAGATCTCTATGCTTACGCTCAGGGGTACTCAGTAGATAAAGATGGGAATAGAATTACGATTCCTATTCCTGAACTAACTCCTGCCCCTGCTGGGGGCGTTGGAACCAGGCCAGGAGAAGAGACGGATATAGAAACCTCTTCTGGTGTAATCCCGGCAGCAGCTCCGCCTCCTCCAGCAGCTCCGCCTCCTCCAGCAGCTCCGCCTCCTCCAGAGACTCAGCCCTCTCCAGAGACTCAGCCCTCTCCAGAGACTCAGCCCTCTCCTATAGCCCCCGCCGCCATAGGCTCTCTACCTCCAGAGCGCAGACCAGAGGATTACGGGCTAGGCATCAAATCGGTTAATCCTTTTGACGATGTAGGATCATTAGTCGATAAATACAATAAGTATTTTGGCGTTCAAAATCCTTATAAAGATACCGGCCCCAATTCGCTCTACCAACAATTTATGGATAATCAACTCTCGGGAATTACCTCTGAATACTCTCGCCTTAAGGATCAATCCAGGGCCCAGGGTTACAGAGGCTCCGGTTTGACTAATGCTCAGATCAATCAACTGGGAATGCGGGAGGCTGGGGATCGCGCCAACGCTCGCATGTCCCTGGCAAAAGAATTCTTGGATAAGGGCTACGCAGCGGATGTCAATGACGCTAAGATGAAGTCAGACATGGTTAGCACTTTTGCTTCTGCCATTATGAATCGAGATGATGCTTCCTGGAATAGACTCCAGCAGATGTCAGTACAAGATCTAGAGCGGTTCAAAGTCTTTGAAACTTTGAAACAGTCCGGAGCGATGAACGATGCTCAAATTGGGCAAATTAAGCAAGGAATTAATCAATCCCAAGCATTGATTGAAGAGACTAGGGCAAAATTAAAACTGGCAGAAGATAGATTTAAGCTAGATAAGTCAAGAGATGCGTGGCAGGAGAAAGCTTATTACGAAAACCTCAACCAACAAGCACAAATTGCTTGGGTAGCTCTCGTCACTGGGCTGGGAGAGAAAATGATGAACGCCGTAAAGGAACTAATTCCTAAAGGATTACCGGGATTAGGTACTAGCGGCGGGGCCGGAGCAGGTACTATGATGGATGTGCCTACTGCTGCGGTTGCCCTAGCGTAGGATCAAGTCATGCCTGTACAATTTCCTCAACTAAACTCTGCTTACGGAAATCTCGGTGCCGCAACCATGGCCGGGGGTTTGGCTGGACTGGCCGGTAAGTTTTTAGATACTTTCGTAACAGACGAGGCCAAAGCATCCAAGAGCTATTATGACCGCGCCTTTAACAAAGCTCTGGAGATGAAAAAAGCCGGGCTCAGCGATAGCCTGATTAATCAGTACTTAAAATCTGCTATTGACGCTCCTGCTGCTAACATCATGAAACAAGAAGCTCCGTTTCTCAATATGCTAGGGGTCAATACAGTTCAAGAACCCGATTATCTCCCCGCCCTAAGAGCCTCCCTGTCTCCCCAAGCAGTTCTTGAACCCACAAGTGTCGCGCCGGATTTGGCCAGTACCAGAATTAATGAAATACAAAGTGATCAAGATAAGTTAAAGGGTGCTCGACAAGAGGCTTTGTCAACCTTACCCGGCATGAAGCCAAATGCTCAGTTAAAGTGGTATGACATTGAGCAGGGAAAAAATAAAAAATTAGTCGATCAGTTAGACACCACATGGAAGCAGATGGCGGCTACCAAAGCTCAACAAGATGAGGCCGACCCGGAGTATCAAACTGATCTCCAACTAGCCCAGACCGATCAAAACCTCATCGCCCTTAACCAGCAGCTTCGCCAGGCCGAGACCGGGCTCTTTTCAACTGATAGATCCAAAATTTGGGAGCATATCAAATCAACTCAAGAGATCCGGAAGCAATTGATGGATACCAAGAAACTGATCCAGGAATTGAAGTTCGCTCCAACTGATAAGGTTATCGATACTCTCCAGAAGATGTCGGATCAGAACCCATCTGCTGTTGCCCCGTTAGTTGGCCTGTTGACACAAAGAACAAATGATCCCAGAATTCTTCAAGCATTACAAGGAATTCAGTCTACCTCTGTCCCCTACATGCGCCTTCAACTGGACGCCCAAAGGCAGCCTTATGAGATCGGTAAACTCCAGTCAGGGATGGCCTCTGACTACGCCTCCGCCGGAAGGGCGGGCATCGCAGGCCAAAAAGATCTCTATGAGATGTTGACAGGCGGTGCCTCTGGTGGGGCGGATCTTAAAGAGATTAGGAAAACACCCGGCCAAGTTAAAAAAGAGACTGAGCAAGCGTATAACACTGCTAGAACAAATGTCGAACAAATATACAAAGCAGATCCTAATTATAAAATGATGAAACCGACGGATCAAAATAAACTGATTGATTTTCTGACCGTTCAAAGACTCAATGGTGCCCCCGACATACCTGGAGAATACCGCAAAAACTACTCCGATCCAGTAACGTTCTGGAATAGCCCGGAAGGGAAACAGTTTTCGGAAACGTTTGATTATACTAGATCAAAAAATATCTATATTAACCGCGAAACAGAAAATCGGTTGAAGGAATTAGGTGCCGGGCTGCCAGGAGTTTCCGCAGTCATGTCACCTCAACAATTTTCTCAGCAGTATCTAGGGGTTCAACCTCCCGGGCAACAACAAACTAAAACTTCTGGTATTGATCTCTCCTCCATCAAAACCCAGGGTAAAGTAGACCTCAAAAATCTGACTCCTAAAACACAGCAGATCCTCTACCTCATGGCGCAATCTACCAAGGACTTTTATGTTCCTGATGAAGGCGGGGCCAGAACCTACCAACAGCAGGCGGGCATTAAGGCTCGGCATGGAAATAAACGAGGCGAGGACGGAGGGCTATTAGCTGCCGATCCTGATTATGGTTTCCATGTCAATAAAAATAAGAGCAATTCAGAGGGCGGGACTGCCTTTGATATATCGGGGAATGATGCGGCAGCGGCACGTTGGGAGACGATTATTGAAAAGGCGGGGGGCCGAGTAAGTAAACACGGTCCCAACTCCTGGCATTTTACCGTCAAAGATGTGGACATGGACAAACTTTCTGGCCTGCTTAATATTCGCTCCGCCTCAGCCGGGTCAGGTTTCTCGATTACAGATACTCTCAACGCAGCCAGAAGGTAGGTGACATTTGCCAACTACCGATTATCTCAAAAATCTCACTTCCTCTACCCCTTTAGATCAACTCACACAACACTATAATGATGTTTTAACCAGTCCTGAATTTACTCAACTTTCTCCCCAGGAACAGATCAAGGTTCGACAAAATCTTGCAAAGAACCTTCATTATAATCCCGAATTTGAAAGCTTGGGTAATGATGTCTCTAGTCCAAGCTTTGCTCAGAAAGCTGGGCTAGTTAATTGGACGTTAGGAACGAGGCCCGAGCAACATCAGGTAGGGGAGGTTGCCACAATTCCAACGCCCTCCGCCAGCCTCCTTAACGCCCTTAAATCGGGCGTAAATCAATGGCTCCCGGCCCTTGGTTATCAGGCTCTTTACCAGCAGGCCCCCCTTCAGGCCGAAGAAACCGCCCCTGGACTTCCCACCTTCCTTGCCTCAACGGTTGGGATGGCTGATCCTACTATGATCCCAGCGGCCAAGCCTCTGGCCGCTCTAAGTAAGGCGGCACTAGGACGTGCTTTAGGAGCGGCGCTGCCGCCTGCTGCCGGTGAAGCAGCCAGACTGATTCCAAGACAGGGGTGGCGGGACGCGCTTCCTCTTTTTGGTCGCTCGGCATCAGAGAAGGTTGGTACTACAGCCGTAAGACCATTAGGAGAGCAGATTTACCGCTATGCAGACCCGGCATTGCAACTTGGGGCCATGACCGGCACGGTCGCCGCCCTGGCCGACCCGTTGCAACGTGAGATCGCCGGGGAAGAGCAAACAATTCCTGAGGCGCTGGGACATGCCGCTACGGCAGGGTTGGAAGGTTATGTTCCCGGTTTCTTAGGCGGAGGTGTTGGTGGCCTGGCTGGTCGGCTGGCAGCCAGGGGGCCCGGAGTCGAGGCCATCCCCGGCGTAGGTCAGACGCTCAAAGGGTTTACCGAAAGACATCCCCTTGCAACAGATATCGCTCAGACTGTCCCCGATCTTGCCGGAACGGTAGCAGGCTTTACTGCTGGGAAGGCGTTGACAGGGCAACCCGTTAGCCCAGAAGATGCGGCCCAAGAGTTTGCTTCTTTTGGCCTGTTAAAAGCGATGCCGCATGTCCGCTACCCGTTCAGGCGTCCGCCGGTCCCGAAAAAAATTCTTGAAGAGTCCCCGGCATTTCTTTGGAACCGAATAGATAAAAAAACAGGAGCGCCTGTCTCAACTGAGTATACAATTACAGGCTACGATCCAGGCACTAAAAAATTAGATATTATCAAGGGCGACGGCAGCCAAACGACACCAGAGAAGATGGATATTGCTGTATTCAATCACTGGTATCGCAAAGGGAGTATTAAATTTACTGAGGCTATACCAGAATCTTCCTCAGAAATTCCGCCCATTGATGCCGCCGCCCCTCCCCCTGAATCTAAAGCTAATCTAACACCAGAACAACCGGCGATCCAGGAGCGGGCCGAGGCCGAAGCCAATGCTGTTCTTGATACTGAGCTACTTAACGCCAAAAGAGCAAGACTTACTCAACTCACTCAGAATCGAACCGACTTTCTACACTCCCTGATACAAACTGGAAAAGGAAAGAGCAGCACGGGCGGGGACGTATTTACTTTAGATTCTACACGCATCCCAGAGACAGACCGATTAGGTTTTGGTCATTTTGCTTTCGGAGAATTTGTTGATCGCCCATTACAGAGGGCCGCTGATAAGCTGAAGACGGCCAAAACACTGGAACAGGTCAACAATGAACAATCCACCAGAGGACTGGTTAACAAAGGAGTTCGAGAATCTATTCCTGGCTCTGGCGGAAAAAAGGGGGGCAACCAAGAACTCCTTGATCATTTGTCCGATCAGTGGGCAGGGCTACCGGAAGAGAAAAAACAGTGGTTCCGAAAGCTTGGAGAACAGGCAGATGTTGAAGGAAAACCCCTTCTTCCTCAATACCGCAAGATTAACTTGCCTGGTGAGCAAGATAAAGCTGCTGAATCAATCCGTTTGGTTGACCAAACTCCCCCCGCTGAAAAACCCGTTGTCCCTCCAGAGATTAGTCAACAGCCAGAGCCCGCGCCATTTGTAAGCCCTGAACAAAGACTAAATTCCCTTATCAAACAATACCATCAGGGCTTGGTCGCTTTTCGGAAAAATCCCAACAGAGAAACCTATTCAGCCCTGGCTGAAGTAAATCGTAGTCTGGGACGGATCAAGCGCGATGAAGCGGGCCTTGGCCCGAAAGAACAAAAAAGCCGGGAAATTTTCGAGAGGTCAATGGAGACCTCTTTCCGACGGCTGCCCAAAGAAGCCCAAAGAGAGATTTTAACAACAACTTCGGGAGAACAAGGGAAAGACCCTCTCCACCCTGCCCTAGCCAAACTACAGTACATGACGGCTGAAGATAGAATTAAGACTTACCTTCAACAAACCGGAAAGAAGAAAGAAGAACTACCTCTAACCAAGGACGGTAAAAGAGTTGACACGAATGCGCTTAAGAATGAGCTGATGGACTTAAAGCGCCAAGAACTATTAGAAAAATACAACCTCATAGAAAAGGAAGATCAGAAACCTACGGAAGTGGTACCGGCCAGCAAGAAACAGCTCCCCTCCATGCCTGCCGAGAAAAACAAAAAAGCCGCCGCTCCCCCAACTGAGAAAAAACCAGAAATTAAAAAAGAGCCTCGTCCTCCGGAAGAGAATCCCTTCGTTGCCAAATTCGACAGCCCAGAAGTTGACGTAGAGAAACTCGCGCTGAAGTTATCTGCCAACGCCTACAAGAAGATTGTTAAGCTCGTCGATAAGCCGGGCGATCTGACAGAAGCGGAGAAAGCAGAGGGCGGGGCCCTTATGGTAGAGCTTAATCAGATTGCCTCCGGGTATACTAAGGTAACATCACCTCAAGCAGCCAATCAGAAGATCCGCAGCAAATCTTTAGTTACGACAGCCATCCGTGCATTAAAACTCTGGCAGGATAAGTTGAACAGCCAGAAAAAGAAACCAGATCCCGCCCCCAAGCCTGAAGAAAAGAAGCCTCCCGCCCCAAAAGTCAGCAAAAAACCTGAAAAACCAACTAAACCTCCTGTCACCAAAGCTCAAGAGAGGCCATCTGAGGTATCGTCCGATCCATACGCAGCCTTATCAGAAGAGGCCCTTAAAAAGAAAGCCGCACAAGGCGATCCAATTGCTAAACTCTGGTTAGAAAAGCTCCAAGAAGTTAAGGGGCAGGCCCTTTCTCAAACTGGTAAAGGTTCAGAACGTGCTCTTCCTGAGCAAGAGTTCCAGGTTTCAGACAGAAGCTCCTTCCGGGAGGCCATAAAACAGGCTTTTGGACTTAAGGAAGAGTCCAAAAAACTCCCCTTCTGGAAATCCTGGCTGTCCAAACTAGGAATAAAGTTTAAGCCGGGCGGAGAGTTGGATGCGGTCATGAAGATCGCCGATCTAGCAGCAGATGCCTGGGCGGCTGTTCATGGAAAGACACGGGATGACTGGTATCGGGAGAGTCTCCGCTCCTTCAGGCGCGGAGGGTTGCCCAAAGAAGAAGCCTTGAAGCAGCTTTTCCACGAGTGGAGCGGAAAGCCGGAAAAGCTAGACGACGCCATTGAAGTAACCAAAATGAAGATCGACGGACTGACCCAAAGAAATAAAGGTCTCGCCGCCGACCTCAAAATGCACGGCTCCGTTAAAGAACTACTCAAAAAATACACAAAATTTGAGAGACTAACTGAGGAGGAACAAAATCGTCTGCTAGATTTTGAAACCTCCTATCCTCTAACCACCGAGAAACACAACGAGGCACATAGGCTGTGGAAAAAACTCTTTACAGACCCTGAGATGGATCTTCAAGTCTCGGAGATGCTTGCCAAGTACAAACGTAACGAAACTGTCCTTGAGGGGTTAGATAAACATCTGACCGATCTCTATATTCTGAAAAAATCTGGCCTTCTTTACCAAAAAGAGGGGGCAGTCAAGGGTCAGGTTGAATTTCTCCAGGACGGGCGGGCCATTATTACGGCCTTCCAATCTGCTGATGTCTCCACCCTCGTTCACGAGTTGGCTCACGTCTACCGCCGCCAATTATCCGGCAAAGAACTAAAGATTGCAGAGCAGTGGGCAGGAGTCAAGGATGGGGTCTGGACTGTAAAAGCAGAAGAAAAATTTGCTAGAGGATTTGAACGCTACCTGGCGGACGGCCAAGCTCCGCTCCCAACTCTGAAAAAAGTATTTGAAAAATTCAAAGTCTGGCTGACTGAAATTTATAAGGGACTAGTTGGCTCAGAGATTGACATTGAGCTAAATGATAATATCCGTCAGGTCTTTGATAGCCTTTTGATTGGTCAAGTCAAAGCTCAGTATGTTCGGAGTCTGCGGCGACAGGCTAATATTGAGAAGATTATTGGGGGCAGAAGCGACAACTATACCGCCCAGGATTTGAATGACTACGGGCGCTCCCTGGCCTTCCGGGCGCTGATCAATGCTAAGAATAAGCTCCCTAATAACGATCCTCTTAAGGTCGAGATGACCGACCTGGCCAATCAAATTAAAAATGCTGAGACATATAAGGGGCCAACAATTCTTCGGCAGGAGTCTAAGGCCAAGGAAACAGAAGACGCCAAGCTCAAAAGCTATCAAAAATACGTAGAAGACCAAACGGCAAAGGTAAAGGACGGAGAACAGCAGATCCAGGAACTGTCCGACAAGCTCAAAGCTATAAAAGAAAAGAAACCGGCCTCAGCAGAAGACGTTAAGACACAGAAGAAGTTCAATAAGGAACTGAGTGAACTCAAAAGCCAGCAAAAACGAGATCGGGACGACCTACAAAGGGCGATCGAAAGCCAAGAATATTACACCATGTTAACCGAGGCCCATCAGGAGATTCCCCTTAATCGTCCCGAAGGATGGCTCTTCAAGAACCCAACCAACCTGATGGTGCAGACTGTAATCCCTTATCTCAAACAGAACAAGTTCGACAAGTCTCTGAAATTACTAGAAGGAACTAGAAAATATCTAGGAAAAGAACTAATTGGTAACGAAGCAACTCGTGTCATTACTGATCGGGTAGACAATTTCTACGATAAGGTGATCGGAGAAGCGCGGGCCAAGATCCGTCATGATCTCAATCTGGCGAACGGTGATTTCTCTACTATGAGGGTCGCGCTGGATGCGGCGCTGGAGCTAAAAAACAAACTTCCTCAAACAGTCAATGAGCTAGTCCATAAAGCACTAGAAGACAAGACTCCCTGGGAAGCCTTAAAGGAGGAGAAGGCTATTGCCGATCTCTCTGTCGCAAAACGAAAGATCGTTGAAAATACTCTGGGGGTTTTACAGAGGTATCTGAAAACCTACGGAAACAGGATCGCACTCGCTCCTGATCGTTTACCGACTCGAATTATCAATGGATTGAAACGGCTGATCTACAATAACATGGCCAGGCTCCCCATGTTCCTTAAGGCGGTACAGAAACTGATGCGGGAGTCCAAATTCAATATCGATAAGATCAACACCCTCGCCAGTCAAATCGAGCAGTATGATCAACTGGATCAGATCAAGGCCGGTCAGATGCTGACAGAAATATATGCAGGAACCGGAAAACCAGAATTAAACAAGCTTGTCAACTCCTTGAAAACCCAGCTTCATCCGGTTCTTGTTGAACTTTCTAGAATCAAACATTCTGTTTTCAAAAACGCCGCCGGGGAAATACTTGATCCTTCTGAAGTCTCCTTCAAGGAGTTGATTGGTGAGGCTTTAGTCCACGTTAAAGATGACCCTCGTATTCAAGATATGATTACTCAAATTGATAAAAGCTTCTCCTCCTTCAAAGAAGAGGGACTAAAGTTAACTGTCTCTAAAAGTATCTGGGGGAAGATGAGGCAAAATTGGGAGGTGGTCTCCTATGACGAGGCGACGGATTTCTACACCCTGAAAAATGACAGGGGCGAGGATATGAACGTCCGGGGGATGGACTATTACAATTGGGTTCGCCCCTCTGGAAAACCTTGGAAAGCCAAATCAGTAGGGGGAGAGATGGAGATCCAACGTCTTCTCGATCCCAGTGAATTAGCTGAGCTGGAAAAGTACCGGAACCAGACCATCACAATTATGGCTCTCGCGCGTGAAACCGCCGTTGCGGTGCAAAAGGGCAAGGTCTATGGAATGATCAAAGCTCTCAACACCAGCCCGCGCAAGACTGAATCTATGAAGATGAAAATCCCGGACGAGCCCCGATTTGGGGATCTCCGGGGCCTGTGGACGGATTGGGACACCTACCGCTATCTGAATATCTTCGACGCCGGGAGCGTCAAGATGCTGCTCGACCCCGCCAACAAAGCAACTGATTTCTGGAAGTCTCTTCATACCATTCACAGTACCGGAACGGGAATGACCAACATCATCTCCAACACGGTTCTCATGATGGCGAATGGCGTAAATCCTTATAAGTTAAAAAGAGCGGGCGAGATCTACTACAAAGCCATAAAAGATAAAACTTCTTTAGCAGAGGCGGCGGGAGATCCGAATATCTCTCACACCGACGCCGTAAATTGGCAAATAGCGCACGGTCACAAGAATAAATTATCCGGACAAGAACTAGAAAACTGGAAAAAGATGTGGGATAAACTTGTTCACGTCGCCCAGCAGGGGAGGGTCTTGGAGACCCCCATGCAATTTTGGAGAACCCTCACACAAGTTTCTTCCGATTTCTATCAAGGCTCCGATGTTATCTTCCGTCTGGCGCATTACCTGGACATGAAAGAAAAGCTGGAGAAGGCCAACCCCGCCTGGAAAACCAACCCCAAAATTGCTGAGGAGATCGCTTTTACAGCCGCAGAAGAGGCGAGGAAGTCCTACGTTGATTATCAGGATCAGAACTCCACTCTGAGTTATGTCTTCAAGAACATAAAAGTTATTCCCTTCTGGGGGTTCTTCGCGGGCATCGTTCCGCAAATGATGCGGCTTCTGAAAGAGCGGCCCATCCCGGCCATGCTGTTGTTGGGCGGATTCTCTTTTGCTCAGGCCATGACTGACCCAGACAATCAGGAACAACTTGATCCATTCTTCAAAGAGGCATCCCAGGGAAGAATCTTGATTGGAAACCAGAAATTGGGCGGGCTTGAGATGCTTTTCCCCAGGAAACTATTAAAAATTCCCCTGTTAAAGGGAAAGCAGGGGGAGCCCCTCTACGCCGATATTGGCAAGTATTCGACCTTTGGCACTCTATTAACCCCCAACAAGTATACCGCCATTCCGCTATTTCCCAAGTGGTTGGAAGCTTATGGCCCGTATAGTCAGGTTTTGCAGCTTTACTTCAACTCCAAATACGGGATCGGTTCGGCCAAGATCGTGGATAAAGAGAAGGACACAACACTAGAACAGGCCGGGAAATATTTTAACTGGACTTGGAGCCAGTGGGCTCCTCCTTACTGGGTCTTGTATAGCAGGGGGGATAAGCGAGACGTTCTGACCAGATTCCAAGAGGCCATAAATAATATTTTTGGGGTTACCATTCATACTCCAGGAGAAAACATAAGATGAGAAAACTTTTAATCCTCCCCCTTCTATTACTCCTCCAATCTAGCGCCTACTATCACATCCAAGTTATCGAGAAGGGCCTCCTAAAGACCGTCTCCGAACAGGTAGAGGAAGTAAACGACGGAGTAGGCGTCATCAACATTGACACAGGAATAACTGGGATGAGCGAGGGGGCAGTAAGAATACAGACTCAAGACTCGGATATATTAGTACTTGGTGGTGAGAGTTATCAAAAATCGATTATTTCTTCTGATAATTTTGTCTACCAACTCAAAGTAAACAAAGTAAAAGATAAGGCAAAAGGCGATGAGCATGTCATCATCCAGATACTTGTCTACCCCTATAAGAGTCGTTAGTTGCCCCTCAAAAAGCTAAAATAATACTAGAGGAACCCCTAAATTGGCCGATACAATAGGTAAAAAATCCCGCGTTCAATCCCTTCTTGGAGGGATTACTTCGGCTGGAAAACGGGTCACTCAATTGATGACCTCGGCAGGGACGACCACAACCGGGGATGATTACGGTCAGGCCCAAGTGATTGTCACGGCCATGCCCGCTACTGCCGTCGAGGTCAACCTAGATTCGACCAACGACGAAGTAGCTGTTTACGGATCGGATGACGGGGGGACAACCAGAAGAATTATCAAGACGGACTCCGGCGGGACGGTTCAGACCGATATCGAATCCTATCCGGCAGCGAGTGCGTCAGTTCAGGTAACAAGTTTTCCCAGCACTTCTGCCACCGTTACAGTAAATAATAGTGTCACGATTGGCGCTTTCCCTGCTACCTCTGCGACGGTTACCGTTAACAACAGCCCAACGATTACTTTTCCAGAAGCCTCCGGCTCTGTTCAGATAACTGGTTTTCCGGCAACCTCAGCCACTGTCACGGTTAATAATTCAGTTACTGTCGCATATCCTTCCACTAGCGCCACCGTAATAGTTAATAACTCTGTAACGATCGGGTCTTTCCCCGCTACTTCAGCAACAGTTACAGTAAATAACAGTCCTACGATTACTTTTCCAGAAGCTTCTGGCTCTGTTCAGATAACCTCTTTCCCTGCTACTTCAGCGACAGTAACGGTTAACAACTCTCCAACAATTACTTTCCCAGAAGCCTCCGCCAGTGTTCAGATAACCTCTTTTCCGGCTACTTCAGCCACGGTAACTCTTAACAATTCCGTAACAGTCGGAAGCTTCCCAGCTACCTCGGCGACTGTCACAGTTAATAGTTCCGTAACTATTGCTGGATTTCCCGCCACTTCTGCGACTGTCACGGTTAATAATAGCCCTACGATTACTTTTCCTGCTGCTAGTGTCAGTGTAAATCTCGTTACCAATAATACAGGAAACTATACAACAGCAGCTCATACGACAGTCTCAGTTTCTACAGTTTCAACACAGGCCCTTGCTAATAATGGCAGTGCGAAATACAGACTTTTTATTAACGATTCTGATACAGTCGTCTATCTAGCAATAGCTACTTCTGCAACCGCTAATCAAGGAATCAGGCTCAACGCCAGTGGGGGCAATTACGAAATGAGCCGGGAAATTGGAAATCTTATTTCTAGCACAGTGAACTGTATTCATGGCGGAGCCGGAAATAAAACAATGCTTGTTTTAGAGGGGACCTAAAATGACAATTAAACTATTTAGGCATTTCTAAATGTGTGCAATTTACTACGTTGACCCGACTAGTGGCTCGGATGCTGGAGCGGGAACATCTGGAGATCCCTGGAAAACTCTCAATGGTCACTCCTATGCCGATGGTGACGAGTTCCGCATCGCCAAGAGTCCGGCACCGACTACGTATTCGGCAGGGTTGGATTTTACCAATAATTCGGCTACAGTCAACCGCAATGCAGGAAACGCAGATGATCTTTCGGTGCAGTTCGCAGTCGGGGATTTAATTGAAATCACCGGAGAGGAATCTTGGGGAACTAATAGGCCGAAGCAGTATTACATCATCACCGCCAGAACGGTCTCAACGCTAACTATAGCGGAGTCGTACCTAGGCAGCACAGGAACAAACAAAACAGTTACAAGGACAACGCCCCACACACTGGGTGCTACAACAATGTACAATCTCCAGACTGCGAGTAGAAATATTACAATATCTGGTGGTTGGGACTTGTCTGGACCAACACAAGACTCCAGTATCAGTTTTATTTACAACAGCAGCGGATCGGATGCGATAGGCGCATCTACCAACAACAACTCGGCTTTTACAATAAGCCAGATCGGGATTATAAAAAGTGGAAGCTCAATGTCGTGGCGACTAGACAAAGACAGTACTTTTACTAATTTTTATGCATTTCACATATCTGCCGGATCTTCTCCAATAACTTTTCAAACTTCTTCAGCGGCCACTGCCGAAGCAGAGGTTACATTCACTACCTGCCTTTTATCAGCGCCGAATCTAGGATTTTCATCAAGAAAAATGAAAATAGTTAATTCCGCTCTTCTATACAATACCACCACTGGCAATAACTCTTTGTTTTCGAGATATGCCGTGCTTAGCAACTGCTTAATTGCTTCCCGCTCCGGGCCAACCGCGAACCTTATCGTTATACGAGCCGGACTTTATAACTGTGATTTCAAAGCGCCTGGCGGCGCCGGGCCATTTTACTATGGATTTCATAACAGGGGCGGCGTTATTCATTTATTTAATTGCAGTTTCAAAACTTTTGGCGGAGTCGATGTAACAGCAAATCTCCCAGTTAAAAATATTGTAGACGCAACATACGGGCGAGATTACAGTCACATATCTTACCAGAATTATCAATCAGATAGCTTTATATCTTGCAATGCAATTTCAAAGGAGACTGCCAGAATTAGGTTAAACAGCAGCATAGAGAGAACGGCGGGGAAACCCTCTGTCGCTTTCACCTTATTAGCTGCGCAGACTAATATTTTCAACTCTCTCAGCCCGCTCCAGCGCATCAAATTCGCGGTCAACGCCTCTACCCAATACACGGTCACGGTCTACTGCCGCAAAAACACCTCCTACGGTTCGAATAACCGGCCAAAGATCCGGGTGTACTACGATCAGGACACTGTGGCGGACGCCTACGTCGAGACGACCATGGCGGATACGACGGATACATGGAGCGCTGTTACGGCACAGTTTACCCCTGCTGCTGCCGGTGTAGCGGAGTTGGATTTTATGTGTTTCTATAACGCCGCTGGCGCTATTGCCTATTTTGCAGATTGGAGCGTTGCTTAAATGTTTACCAAAGAGAAACAATCACAGGAGATATCTGATTTCAGCTCAATCATTGTGCAATATGTTTTGCGGGATGATACGAGAGTGAATAAGTCTGGTGCTCAGGTGTTTTATGGGCATCAGTGTGTCGTCACAGTTCAGAATCCGGAAACCAAGACTGTGGCTGAAATACAAGCTGAGGTTGACGCCTGCTGGAACGCTGAGGCGGATAAGCGGATCGCTCAGTACGAGGCACTTTGGCAGGCTCAAGAGGCTTTGGGATAAATGCCTGCTCCCGATACCGACAATCCATATTTCGTTGGCCCTCCGCCGATGACGGGGAGCATTGCGCCGGATACCGACTACCCGTTCTTTATCGGCCCGCCGGATTTCTGGTTTACAGTATCTGCGGCGGAAGAACGAACAGTAGGAGTTCTTAAATATTTTGGGGGTATGTCAGATGGATACTCCAGCCGAGGCTTGGTTAACTAAACTTGATCGGTAAAATTATATAATAAGAATAGATCCCTCATACCTATAAAAGGATAAATAGACCGTGGCTGACGGAATTTCTAAAAAATCTAAGCCGACCATTACAAATGGCGGTATAACCTCTACAGGGCAGCGCGTCTCCCAACAGATGACGATCTCCGGGACACATGCTGCTACAGGAGATAGTTACGGCTCCTCCAATATTACTGTTGTTAATAGCCCCACTGTCACTTTTCCGTCTGGTTCAGCCACTGTCACAGTCAATAACTCAGTAACTATTGGGGCTTTTCCTAGCAGTTCCGCTACGGTTACGGTTAATAATAGCGTAACAATTGGAAGTTTTCCAGCTACTTCCGCCACAGTCACCCTTAATAACAGTGTAACAATTGGAAGCTTCCCTGCTACTTCAGCTACCGTTACAGTAAATAACTCTCCAACAATTACTTTCCCAGAAGCCTCCGCCAGTGTTCAAATAACGAGTTTTCCAGCTACTTCAGCCACCGTCACACTGAATAATTCCGTAACGATTGGAAGCTTTCCTAGTTCTAGCGCCACAGTTATAGTCAACAACTCTCCCACTATTACCTACCCAAGCGGCAGCGCCTCCGTCCAAATTACCTCTTTTCCAGCCACTTCAGCTACCGTTACAGTAGATAGCAGTGTTACCGTGGCGTTCCCAGCAACTTCGGCAACTGTTACAGTAAATAACTCTCCAACTATCACATTCCCATCCGCGTCTGGGTCTGTTAAAATTACTGATTGGCCTGCCGCTTCGGCCACAGTAACTGTTAATAGTTCAGTAACTGTTGCTTTCCCGGCGGCAAGCGGAAGTGTTAAAGTAACTGAGATGCCAGTGGCAGGCGTGACTGTTACCTATCCGAGTGCGTCAGCATCGGTGAAGGTTACGGAGATGCCGGTTGCCGGAGTTACAGTAACTTACCCATCTGCATCTGCTAGTGTTAAAGTAACAGACTGGCCCACTGCATCCGTATCAGTTAATTTAGTCACAGATGGGACTGGATCTGGGACAATGGCTCATTCCTCAGTCTCGGTCAATACAGCTTCTACTGAATTACTAGCTTCTGATGCTACCCGAAAATACGCCCTATTCCAAAATACCTCTGCTGTTACTGTGTATATACATGCTGGGCAAACTGCTGTGTCTACATCTGGTGTAAGATTATTAACTAATGAAAATTATGAGATGAGTAATAAATTTGGAAATCTAAGCACAGCAGCCATTAATTGTATCGCCGCTAGTGGATCAGGTAATAATATATTCGTAACTAAGATTTAAAGACTGATTAAATGTCGCCTTTTGTTCAGCCCGCTACCTTTGCCCGCCTAAATAAACGGGGTGGGTTTAACAAGCCCACAACTGCCGCCGAAACTACCATGATTAATGATACAATCTGGGATGCTAAAGGGGATTTAGCAGTTGCCACGGGGGCAGACGCTAGCGCAAGGCTTGCCGCCTCAACAAATGCACAATTTCAATTAGCCAAGGATTCAACCACATCGACAGGCTTGGCCTGGGTCTCCCCGTATCAATTATTCACAGTAGCTACAGGAGCGATTTCCGAAACAATCCCACGCCATGTTGTAGATCTGGAACCAAGCGCTAACGAAGGGTCAGGAACTCTTTTATTGGCCGGAATATATCTTCCGAATAACGTAACAATAACTAGCATCACATTCGTAAGTGACAGCACCGCTGCAACATCTCCTGTGAACCAGTGGTTTGCTTTATATAATTCTGCATTAGATCTTTTGGGACAAACAGACGATGATGGAGTTATAGCTTGGGGGGCCTGGACTGCGAAGACATTAAATCTAGCCTCTCCATATACAACCACTTCAGCCGGACTCTATTATCTTGGGGCCATGGTAAAAGCCACCACCTCCAACGGCTTTGCTTGTCATACAGCAGGGAGCATAACTAGCTTCCTATCCGCTAAAACATCCCCCATCCTAAGCGGGTCGTCTACTTCCGGCCTAACTGGAGCTGCTCCAGACCCTGCGAACGCCATTAGTGCGACGAGAGATTATTTCTATGCCTACTGTAGTTAGGAGTTAGAAATGGCTATTTCAACTGATACGATTTGGGATGCTAAAGGGGATTTAGCAGTTGCCACGGGGGCAGATGCAGCGTCTCGTCTTGCAGTAACGACCACGGCTGGTCAAGTATTGGTGAAAGACTCTGCTACTTCTACAGGAGTTGCGTGGGCCAGCCCCTGGGAAGGGGCGCTTGCACCAACAGGGGCTCTGGCCGAGACATACCCTCGATGGATGGGGTCAGGAAATTCTGTAACACTGTCTTCGGGAAGACTAATGTTGCAGGCAATATACTTACCACAAAATATAACACTTACTAGCATTAGTATACGTTCCGGTGCAACCGCATTAGCTTCAGGATCAAACCAATGGTTCGCTTTATATAATTCTGCATTAGATTTATTAATGCAAACAAATGACGACACCTCAATAGCTTGGGCTGCTAATACAGTAAAAACTCTTAACCTGACCTCTACTTATACCACAACAGCCTCCGGACTTTTTTATGTAGGAGTAATGGTAAATGCCACAACAACTCCCACCTTAACAGGGTGGACTGAAAATGATGATAACGTAGCAGCAAATATCGCCCCCGTTATTAGAGGAAATTCTACTACCGGCCTAACTGGAGCCGCTCCAGACCCGGCGGGTGCTCTTACTGTCACTTCCTATAGTCTGTATGCCTACTGTAGTTAGGAGTTAGAAATGGCTATTTCAACTGATACGATTTGGGATGCTAAAGGGGATTTAGCAGTTGCCACGGGGGCAGATGCAGCGTCTCGTCTTGCAGTAACGACCACGGCGGGAAACATTCTCCTACCAGATTCCACCACCTCAACCGGAATCGCTTGGAATACGCCCTGGTATCGAGCCGCTGCCCCCACTGGAGCTTTGGCAGAATCCTTTCCTAGAGCTTTCCACAAGGGGGACCATGGGGCCTTCACATCCGGGACACTTAGGCTTCAAGCTATATATCTTCCCAAAGATTTAACAATCACCAGTATCTCGTTTGTTTCGGGCCTGACCGCCCTAGCTTCAGGATCAAACCAGTGGTTCGCTTTATATAATTCTGCATTAGATTTATTAATGCAAACAGATGACGACACCTCAATAGCTTGGGCTGCCGGAACAGTAAAAACTCTTAACCTGACCTCTACTTATACTACCACTTCAGCCGGACTCTACTACATAGGTATTTTAATTGTGGCCTCGACTATGCCAACTATAATGAGACTGTCATCTACCAACTCGAATTTAAACAATCTTGATCCTAAATTAAACGGTAATTCTACTACCGGCCTAACTGGAGCCGCCCCAGATCCCGCCGCCGCCATTAGTTCGGCCACGACCTCTTTCCACTACTGTTATGTGTCTTAAAGGAGAAAATGCATGAGGCCCATTGAAGAAATTTATCCCCAGAAACCAGAAACAATCGATCATAGCCCAATGATCGATTCTATTGGAACAGTCTTAGTCAAGGCAATAAATATAACTAATCCCAATAACGGATGGGTACTCTATCAAGATGTGGATTTATATGGCTATCTAATTTACGGGTGGGACACTAGATTTTGTGAGATTCCTCTTGTTCGCTGCAAAGACTACCCAGCGCTTGGTACTCTAAGAACTACCCTTAAAGAAAATACCAAGTGGGGTACAAAATTAGAATTATCTGAGTTTTTTAACACCAACGACTGGACAAGAGATTATAGCTATCAATTTCAAGAGTTCCGAGATTTTATTGAGGCCGCAAAACTTGCCCTGATATAGCCCTTGTGGTATACTGGAGAACATGGACAAGCACTATACTTCTCGGTATATATTGAAATCAGATGAACATAAAAATACCTTTATCACAAAGCTCCCTGAAACATGGTGGTCCAGACCTTACGAATACGCCTGGGCCGCTAATTTTATGGGGAAAGATCTTACTGTCTTAGACGCTGCCTGTGGGATCGAACACCCCTTCAAATACTATCTGGCCGAAAACTGCCAATTCGTTGACGCCACAGACCACGATCCCAAAATTAAGGACGTAGCTCATAACTATTCCAATCTCACCCTCTACCACACCGACCTTACCGACACCCCAAGTCAAGAAGGCACCTATGATCGGGTCTTCTGCATCTCCGTCCTGGAGCACCTTAATCCCATCGAACGAATTGACACCTTGATGGAGTTTTATCGAGTCTTGAAACCAAGCGGCTTGGCCGTCATTACTTGCGATATTCCCTTAGTTACCCCAGTTAAATTAATCACACACGCTTTACAGATTGGCTTCTCCCTGCCCGGTCCCGCCTACCCTCAAGCCCCCGATCCTTCTTACACCATTTATTCAGAGGAATATGGACTATATTGTTACAGACTTCTCCTGCAAAAATCTTAATTGGCAGCCCGATTCGGCAACATCCTCGGATATTAACTGAATTTATTAAGGGACTTCAGAACCTGGATACGACCGGGTTAGAGATCTCTTTCTGTTTTGTCGATGACTGTGAAAATACAGAACTGACGGATACATTAGAAAAGCTACCCCTCGATCCCGTTCACATTATTACCCCTGCTAATGGTCTAAAAGAGACGTATATTTGTGATGAGCAGACCCACCACTGGGCTGGAAAAGACTCCCTAGTTTGGCGAGTCGCCAGTCATAAGAATATACTGATTCAGGAGGCGCTGAATGGAACCTTTGACTACTTGTTTCTCGTTGATTCTGACATCATACTTGATCCCCGGACTCTACATCACCTCGTCCAACAGCAGGAAGATCCTGGAAATGAGGGGGTCAGAATTTATTCTTCGACATTCTGGACGAAGTGGGAACCTCACCTGTCAGAACTACCCCAAGTCTGGGAATCGGGACAATACAACCTCTCGCCGGAGTTTATCGAAAAACTAAAAATTCCCGGAATCTATGAAGTAGGAGGGCTGGGCGCATGTACACTTATATCGAGATCAGTTCTGGAGGCCGGGGTGACCTTCAATCAAGTCTCCAATTTGGATCTCTGGGGGGAAGACCGCCACTTTTGCCATTCTGCCCGACAAATGGGGTTCAAATTATATGCCGATACTACACTCCAACAGAAGCATATTTACCGATTGAGCGACCTACCCCAGAAGATCCTCCTCAGTATCCTCGTCCGAAATGAAGCTGATCGTTATCTAAAGGAAGTGTTAGAACATGCCAAACAGTACGTCGATGAGATCATGGTCCTGGATGACGGCTCAACCGATAGGACCGTTGAGCTATGCAGGAGCACCTTGGCAGGATATCCCCGCACTATTCATCTTTCTGCACAATCCTCTTTTTCAAGAGAGAGCGAACTTCGGAAACGACAGTGGAACTTGGCTCAACAAAGTGATGCTGATTGGATTCTGGTCCTCGATGCCGACGAGATTTTGGAGGGCCGGATCATCACCGAGATCCGGGAACTGGTAAAAGAGACCAACTATGATGCCGTTGCCTTCCGCCTCTACGATATGTGGGACAAAATCCACTACCGGGAAGACCCCTACTGGGAAGCCCACAAACATTTCCGGCCCTTTTTAGTCCGGGCCAGCGCCGTCAAAGACCCGGCATTTGCCGATCAGAACCTTCACTGCGGCAGGCTTCCTCTGGCGGTTAATTCTCTCCCTACGCGACTCAGTTCAATCCGGCTCAAGCATTACGGGTGGGCCAAGGTTGCAGATCGGGACGAGAAATACTGGCGCTACAAAACCTTAGACCCGGACGCTAAGTATGGTATACAAGCCCAATATGACAGCATTAAGGATAAAAATCCAAAATTAAAACGATTTGATCCCTTGCCGGGGCTTTCTCTCTGCATGATTGTCAAGAACGAGGAGAAATATTTACAGGACTGTCTGGACTCCGCAAGGGGCCTGGTAAATGAAATTATTATTGTGGATACGGGCTCAACAGATTCTACAGTTAAAATTGCAAAACGAAACGGGGCTAAAGTCTTTAACTTCGCTTGGATCAACGATTTCTCTGCCGCTAGAAACTACGCCCTCGAACAAGCCCACCACCAGTGGATCTTAGTCCTAGACGCCGATGAAACCCTTGATCGGGGCAGTCACACAATCATTAAAGAGGCGATAAAATCAGAACGAAAATTTATCTATAGCGCCACCGTAGTCAATGAACTAGTTAATAAAACTACGGAGCATCTCACAGCCAGGCTCTTTCCTAACAGTGATCTGATCCGCTATAAAAATGTCATACATGAACAGCCAGTAGACCAACTTAACGAAGTAACGGACCTCCCCCTGACGGCCTTTGTAATTTACCATAAGGGCTATCATGCCGATATGGTCATTTCTAGACAGAAGAACAAACGGAATCTAGATCTTCTCCAAAAACGAATCTTCGATAATCTGCTAGATCCATTACCTAGAATGTCCGTAGCTCAAGAACTAGAGGGCGTTGGCAATATCTTTGAGGCGGTCGATCAGCTTCGCATCGGCCTCCATCTCTGCCGACTCATGAACTCTCCACCCGCCCTTCTGGAACAGATTGCTTCAGATTTGGTCAACTTGGGAGCGCGCCATGAGAATCATAATCTTGCTTATCATGAGGCAAAGATGTTTCTTCTGACCTATCCTAATCCAACTCACCCAGGATTTTGGATCGGCTATGCTGAATCTCAATTAAAAATGAACGATGGTGGAGCAAAAGACAGTTGGCAGAAAGCCGTTAAATACGGAAATACTCCGATCGTCTACGGAAGTCTTGAAGAGATTAAAACCAGGGCCGAAAAACTAAAGGCTCAACTTCTTCAACCTGTTTAATTCTTGTTGATTCCCCCAATTAAAATAAGAGTAGGGATAACTCTGTCCCGAAGTTCTTTAAGCGCATAAGAACTTGTTTCCATTTAGCTAAAAGGAATTAATCTAAAATGACCCAAACCAATGACCTCTTAAAAGGGGGCAAATGGTCGTACGATTTAGGCGGAGCCGGTCTTATCAACATCGGCGACGGAAATCCTAACAGTACAGGATCTCCTGGCACTGCTTCTGCGGGCGTAATCACTGGACGCAAAGAACGGGCTTTAACTATTTCCGTCGCTACGACGACGACCGCCGCGACAGCGGGCGGAGCTTTAAATCTGACTGCCGGTGCCGGAGCGACTTCCGGGGCAGGCGGTGCTGTCGTTATGACTGGTGGCGTCGGCGGTACAACTGGTACTGGCGGCGCTTTAACTTTGAGATCCGGTGCTGGCGGTACTACCTCTGGTGTTTCCGGCGCTGTTACTCTCGCGACGGGGGCTCCTACGGCCCTCTCTGGTTCCGCTTCTGGTACGCTCTCAATTAACACGGCTGCTGGCGCGACCTCCGCCGCTGCTGGCGGCTCTACCGGCGGCGCTTCTGGTGCCCTTACAATTGAATCTAACAACGGCGGTACAGGAACTACGACTGGTACTGGTGGTGCCTCTGGTGCCCTTACACTACAATCTGGTCTTGGTGGTGCTTCTGGTGCTGCTGGTACAGGTGGTGCTTCAGGCGCAATTATTCTTCGGTCACAAGCTGGTGGCGCCGTCACTACTTCCGGTACGGGCGGTGCTTCTGGTGCAGTAACCATTAGTTCTGGTGTTGGCGGTACGTCAGCAACTGGGACGGGGGGAGTTTCCGGTAATCTCAGCGTTCGGACAAGTGCTGGCGGTGCTGCTACTGGAGCTGGTACAGGTGGTGCTTCCGGTACGGCCTCTTATGGCTCGGGTGCTGGTGGCGCCACGGTTGGCTCTGGTACAGCGGGAGCGGCTGGTGCGGTTACTCTCTCGGGCGGAGCCGGTGGAGCAGCTACTACAGGCACAGGCGGCGCCGGTGCGACTGTAAATATTACAGCCGGTGCTGGTGGTAACGGATCTGTGGCCTCTGGTGCTGCCGGTACGATTGCTATTACGGCTGGTGCTGCTGGTACGGGAGGAAACGTCGCGGGTGGTGCCGGTACCTTCGTAGGTGGTGCTGGCGTTGGAACGGGTGCCGGTGGCGCTCTGACCTTTACAGGCGGTGCTTCTGGTGCCGGGGCTACAGGTGTCGGCGGTGCCGTCGCACTGGTTGGAGGCGCATCCGGCGCTACCAATGACGCTGGCGGTGCAGTCTCCTCGACGGGCGGTGCTGGTGCCGGTACGGGCGCTGGTGGTGCTGCAAGTCTAATTGGCGGTGCGGCTGGTGCTACTGGTACTGGTGGCGCGGTTACCCTTACTACTGGTCTTGGTGGAGCTACTTCTGGCGTATCCGGCGCAATAACAGTCGAAACAGCAGCCGGAGCAGCCGGTCTTGGTTCTGCTTCTGGTGTCGTTCTCATTAACTCTGGAACTGGCTCAACCTCTACGGCTGGAACTGGTGGTGCTTCTGGTACGGTTACAGTTCGGTCTAACGCGGGCGGTGCTGCGATTGCATCTGCACAGACAGGCGGGGCTTCCGGTGCCATCACTGTAGAGTCTAGTGTAGGTGGCGTTGGCATCACGACTGGTACTGGTGGTGCCTCTGGTGCAGTAACGATTCAATCTGGTATTGGTGGAGCCTCTGGAGCTGCTGGTACTGGTGGGGCGTCAGGCGTTCTGACTCTCCGCTCGCAAGCTGGTGGTGCAGCCACAACCAGTACCGCAACGGGCGGCGCTGGTGGTAACGTCCTCATTACGGGCGGCGACGGCGGTGCTGTCACTGCGGCTGGTACAGGGGGTAAGGGCGCTAATGTTATCCTGACTCCTGGTACGGGCGGGACAACCTCCGGTGGTACGGCTGGCGTTGATGGTGTTATCCTGCATCGTGGTACTAGCCTAGGTAAAACGACTGTCACAGCTATGACCACAACCGCTGCTATCACAGTCGCCGCCCTTCGCGGAGGTTTGATTACAGCCAATCAAGGTGGTGGTGGCGCTGCTACTTACACCATGCCCACAGGTACTGCGATTGATACAGCCTTCGGAGGTTCCGCTAATCTGGCAGTTGGGGATAGTTTTGATTTTGTCATTACTAACATCTCAACCAACGCTGCTGAAGATGTCACGGTTGCCGGTGATACTGGGTCTACGATGACGGATGGTGGTAGCTTAACGGTTGCTTCTAACGATGGTGTTACTTCAATCTCTTCGGCTACTTTCAGAATGGTACGGACTGGTACGAATGCTTGGCAGGGATACCGGATGTCCTAGTAACAAACCTCAATAACTGGTACAATAGAAGCTGAGAACCAAAACCTCTCGGCTTCTATTATTATTGGAGACTTTAGCTCAGATGTCTAGAAACAAACCCTTTGCAGAACTGCTGGAAGCAGGTCCGTCCCAGAATGGAGCGGACGAAGAAAATAATATGACGGGAATTACCATTACCTACACAGCTCCGGAGAACAAACTCCCCAAACTACGGGAACTCTACGCCGCAGCAATGGCCGCCGATGAAATTAGTAGGGCCACGTACCAGACAGCTCAAAATATTGCAGACCGCTATAGTTCGCAACTCAACCTAGCGGCAGAAATTTCAGGCATCAAAGAGGGTACTCCCTTTACCTTTGATCTACAAACTGGCGTCTTCACTGTCTCTTTGGGTAGTTAAACTCTACCAAATAGGATGACTACTTGCTCTATACCTCTTTATTTGATATACTAATCGTGGTGAATCGGAACAGAGAGGATGGAGCATGATCCAAAATGTGCCGAAGATGGTACGCATCAAAGTAGAGGACACCAAAGAACTCAAGTTTATGCCTATCGGCGACTGTCATATTGGTGCCTCAACCCACGATCCTAAGACTCTCAAAAAAGTTATCAACAGGGCCCTCGAAGAGAGAGCCTACGTACTTTTATGCGGGGATCTGGTTAATTTAAACCTGCGTAATAGCAAGGGCTCTGTCTATGAGGATACTCTATCTCCTGAGCATCAGCTAGAAGCAGCGATTGAAACTTTCATGCCTCTGGCTGATGCTGGCTTGCTCTTAGGTAGTTTATCAGGGAATCATGAGGACAGATGCACGCGCGAGGTTGGCATTTCAGCCATGAGGTACATCGCCAAAGGACTCCGCACAGAGGATCTTGGGCCGAACGCCATCATTCAAATAGTCCTCCCCGATTCCACCTGGAATATTTTTGCGGCCCATGGATCTGGCGGGGGCGGTACACAAGCTAGTAAAGCCAGTAAATTAGAAAAACTTGCTTTACTTTGCCCCCTAGCAGATATTATTTTAGTCGGTCATGTACACGCCGACGTTAATTTTACCAGCCAGACGTTCAGGCCCAATAATTCCGGTGTGGGTGTCCACCTGAGGCATCACTTCGTAACAGGGTCTACACAAAGCTGGGGAGGCTATGCAGCAACCAATAACATGCAACCTAACCGAACAGGTTCTTGGCTCTTAACGTTATCCTGTCGGGACAAAGACAAGAGTCAACCTAAAAAGCTCTTCTCTGAGTTTATTTATTAGACTTCTCCTCTCTCTCCCACTGTAACTCTCCTTCCCAACTCATCTGCCGCCCGCGAGGATGTGTCGCAAGCCCCCACTCCAGATCTCTGTGCCACCAGCCACAATAAGGACACCCCTCAATCATCTTTTTCCCGTTATTAGGACAAGGATCATCTGCTCTCATCTCTCCCTCTTTTCTCTCTTGCACTCAATCAAGTTCATAATAATAGTATAAGATAATTGGGAAGGAGATTCAATCCATGGCCAAAACGTTAGAAGAGGCCAAAGAGACAGCAGCGAATATTACCGCCGCCTTCGAGGGCGGAAAAGGTTACTGTACTTTAGCAGGTAATCGAGACGGTCAGATTATATCTTTTGGGTTTATCCAATTTGCTGCCGGGCAAGGGAAGTTACAACCTGTCATCAAGGCGATGAACAAACGAAACCCCGAACTCTTCTCTAAGTGTTGTACTGTCTATGT